GCAAGTATTCAAATTTCTCAAGATTATTCTTCCATGGTAAACTTTGCAAGATGCAAGTGCCTTGGAGCAAATGTTCTCAGAGGTCCGGATCAACTGCCCTGGGATGGAAAACTTAAGTACGATTGGCAACTTTGGATTGACTCCGATATTGTCTTTAACACCGAAAAGTTCTGGCAACTTATTCTAATGGATAAGGACATTGCCTCTGGATGGTATGCAACGGAAGATGGATATACCACATCGGTTGCTCACTGGATGGAAGAGGATGACTTCCGTAACAATGGTGGAGTCATGAATCATGAAACGGTAGAAAGTATTTCGAAGCGTCGTAAGCCATTTACGGTTGACTATGCAGGTTTTGGATGGTTACTCATTAAGAATGGAGTATTTGAGCATCCAGAAATGAAGTACCCCTGGTTTGCTCCAAAGATGCAGGTCTTTGAATCCGGTGAGGTTCAGGATATGTGTGGAGAAGATGTATCGTTCTGTTTGGATGCAAAAGAAGCAGGTTTTGAAATCTGGTGTGATCCTCGCATCAGAGTCGGTCACGAAAAGACAAGAGTGATTTGATGTCTAACGAATTTTACAATATCCTCTGTAAGGGTCGTAAAATTTATTCTAATCTTACAGAAGAAGAGTACTTCAACACTATGGAGGACTTGTCAGATCAGTTTTATCAGACAGGTTCTCCAAATCCAAATGATATTGAAACTGAAATTATAGGAGAAAATTGATGGCAATTAAAAAATCGGCAAATTCCAAGCAAATTATTGAGTCTCAACCCAAAAACACTCGTCAAGGTGATGGGGCAAATACGAAGTATTCTGCTACGTCTCGTAATAAAGCTCGTAAGAAGTATAGGGGACAAGGAAGGTAATGTATCTCTTAGATGGAAATGATGAATGGAGCAATATTCATTCATCAGACCTCTGGATTTACAATAAATTATTCTTAAGTCGGGTTTTGGAGTATACATGTGGTCCTGTTGGCACCACTGTTCCAAAGCCCGATTTTTATATTGTGCGCCCATCGTTCAATTTACTCGGAATGGGGCGTTTTTCTCGTAAGGAATGGATTGAACACTACACAGATCACATTCATCCGGCAGAATTTTGGTGTGAAATTTTTACAGGAGAGCATCTGAGTGTTGATTTTAAGAATCAGGAGTCAGAATTGGTCGTCTTGGGTACCAAAAATGAAGAAGATCCTTATTACAAGTGGAAAAAATGGGAAAAAATCGATAAAAAAGTTGAATTTCCGGAAATTCTACGAAATCTGATGGGTGATTATGAGTACATTAACTGTGAATTCATTGGAAATAAGTTAATAGAGGTTCATTTTCGTCAAAATCCAGATTTTAGATACAATAATACCGTTGCAATTCCAATATGGAACGAAAAAGATTTAGATTTTTATAATCTTGATGAATATAACTTCATAAAAGACTCGGAATATGAAAGAATCGGTTTTTTGATTAAATAAATAAATTTTTAGAAATAATATAGAATAATTGAAACAGCATTCGATGGGTAAACACCTACTTTTAGAGGTGTATGATGTAGAATTTAACCTCTTAAATGATGGTATTTCCCTCCAGGAGGCAATGGAGCGCGGAATTGAACGCGCAAAGATGACAATTCTTAATATTTTTTCACATTGTTTCCTACCTCAGGGTTGTACTATTGTCATTGCGCTTGCCGAAAGTCATGTTTCTTGTCATACTTGGCCAGAAAATGGATGTATTGCAATAGATGTCTATACTTGTGGTGAAGGAAATCCTAAATTAATTGCAATTGAGTTGTTAAAATATCTAAATTCCAATAATTTCAGACTTCGTGAAGTAGATCGTTAAATAGTAATAGGAGATAGAAACCTCCTTTATAAAAGTTCTGTTTTATGTCATAAAACAGGAGTTTAAAATGCTATTCGAATCAGAAGATGCTCAAAAAAGAGTCATTCAAGAAGTAGTTTACGATCAAGCACCGAAACATAATTTAAAAAAACAAGTCGAACTACACGAAAAAATTCGTAATGATGAAGACTACGATGATTGGGAGTACGGAACAGAGCCAGTCTATGGTTCTTCTTGGAAATGAGTATAAATAATTTAACAGATATTATGCTATATGGCAATAACAAGGATATCTAGATCATTTAAAGATATTAGTTTATCGTTTGATCCACATCCTGTGACCAAAGACTTGCCGATTTTAATTAATCAGCGAGCAATTAGTCGTGCCATCCGTAACTTAGTTGAAACAATTCCGACCGAAAGATTTTTTAATCCTAATTTGGGGTCGGATGTCCGTAGAAGTTTATTTGAATTTGTTGATTTTGGTACTGCCTCAATTATTAAAGATCAGATTCTGAATACAATTTCTAATTTTGAACCAAGAGTCGATAATCTTCAGGTTGAAGTAGATCCAAGACCAGATACAAATGAATTTGAAATTACGGTTATTTTTAATATTATCGGACAAGACATTCCCACTCAACAGTTTTCATTCATATTAGAGGCAACAAGATAAAATGCCTTTCACCAAGTTTGCTAATTTAGATTTCGATCAAATAAAGACCTCTATAAAAGATTATCTTCGTGCAAATTCTAATTTCACGGATTTTGATTTTGAGGGGTCTAATTTTTCTGTACTAATCGATACATTAGCGTATAACACTTATATTACTTCATTTAACTCTAATATGATTGTAAATGAATCCTTTTTGGATTCAGCAACTCTTAGAGAAAATGTAGTTTCTTTAGCAAGAAATATTGGATACGTACCACGCTCCAGAACCTCTTCTGAGGCGGTTGTATCATTCAATGTGCAAACATCCTCGACAACACCAACACTAACTCTACAGGCGGGACTAGTGTCTGTCGGAACGGTTGATGGAACATCTTATGTTTTCTCCACACCGGAGAACATAACTTCTACCGTAGTTAATGGAACCGCAAGTTTTAGCAATATAACAATCAATGAGGGTACTTTCCTCACAAAACAATTTACCGTAGATGGTTCTCTAGATCAAAGATTTATTCTTAATAATTCATTTATCGATACTTCAACAATAGTAGTTTACGTTAAAGGATTAAGTGATAATGGATTAGGTAGAGTTTATTCCTTGGCAGACAATATTTTTGATATTGATAGCACGTCAGAAATATATTTAATTCAAGAAGTTCAGGATGAAAAATATGAACTTCTTTTTGGGGATGGATACTTTGGTAAAAAACTTGAAAATGGCACAATAATTACTGTCAACTACATTGTAACTAATGGTGCCGATGGTAATGGTGCATCCAGGTTCTCTTTTGCAGGAACTATAAAGGATGCAAGCGATTCCACTATCATTCCAACAAATACAATTAATATAGTAACAAACCAAGAATCTGTAAATGGTTCTGATATAGAATCTATTGATTCTGTTAAGTATTTTGCACCTAGAATCTACTCTTCTCAATATAGAGCAGTAACTTCTAGAGATTATGAGGCAATTATCAAAACTAAGATTTATCCAGATACCGAATCTGTATCCGTTATTGGTGGAGAAGAATTAGATCCTCCTCAATTTGGAAAAGTTTTAATTAGTATAAAACCTAAAAATGGAACGTTTGTTTCTGACTTTAATAAGCAACAAATTAAAAATAAGTTAAAGCAATATACTGTTTCTGGTATTAATCCAGAAATTATAGATTTAAAGATCTTATACGTAGAAATAGATTCGTCAGTCTATTACAATTCTTCTCAAGTTGGTAATTTAAATGATCTAAAAACCAAAGTTAATAATTCACTAATAACATATTCCAATTCACCAAACCTAAATTCTTTTGGTGGAAGATTTAAGTACAGTAAAGTTCTTCAAGTAATCGACAATACTGATACTGCCATCACTTCAAACATAACCAAGGTTAGAATTAGAAGAGATCTAAAAGCTTTAATTAATCAAGCGGCACAATATGAAATTTGTTTCGGTAATAGATTCCATATTAATCCTAATGGTTATAACATAAAATCTACCGGATTCAAGATCTTTGGACAAACTGACACCGTATATTTTACAGATACTCCTAATCCTGATGGAAAAACTGGAATACTGTCAATTGTTAAACCAGATACAGTATCAGGAGGAAATCCAATTGTAATTTCTAGATCTGCCGGAACCGTAGATTA